TGCGCCCACCCGTTTTTACCTGATAAATATTGTAGGCTGTGGTACCAAACGCACACAGCCAGAGCGCAAGGATGCCGAACCACGGTAATATAGCATAACTAGCTCCAACTATCTTGTTTAATTGCCACGAGAAGTAAAGCATGTTAGTTACGCTAATAAGGGATATAACCGTGAAGAACGGGTCATATGGTATGAACTCAGGATCGAGCCATACCCATTTTCTGAATTTGAAGAGCTTCCCTAGACTATGTTCTGGTCCCAGGAATGCCCCCTCATATATCTCTCCTGTTGTGTTGTCTCGTAATTGTGTGTGGCCGAAAGGGAGAGGGAAGCCAGAAGCACGAGTGATGACAAGACTCGTGCGGTTTTTCTTCCAGTTTGTTATTTCGGCAACTAATTTAGTGATGCACTCAGTTACAACGACGTACATGCCTAGAGCGGCAGATGTTTTGTGTGCCGCAAAAAGCCATGGATAGGTGTATATGAAACCTAGTCCAAGCTTGACATGTCGTTTAGTTACATTTCTCAAACTCAATTCATACAACCATGGAACGGTGAAGAACAAAAGTAACAAGTTCGTCAAATTGCCCATAGCGTATTGAAGAGTGATAACTATGCGTACACCACTTGTTAACGCCCATCGGACTGCTGCGAATTTCCTGTATTCTAACCAGCAGAACAGGGCGTATAATTTTTCGACCCGGTTTAATTTATCGGCCCTGAAACCGTTCCACAACAACCAGCCGCATATATACATGGGGCCTCGGGTCATTACGTCTTCTGTTGTTGGGAACGTATGGTAATTTCGGTCTAGGCTATCGTCGCAGAAGTGTTCAGGCTTCACTTCAACACCGGACATCAACAGGGTCTGGCAGGTGCCAGCTCCTCCATGGAAGTACACTTGTTCTACTTCTTGGAAGACTGCTGTATGATCGGTGCGTAATAGCTGCCGATGGGCTAATCGAATGTTCACGGGGATGATGTCCTCGCCTTCACTGCCGCTCAACCAAAAGACCCCTTTACGATCCTCTTGTAATAGTCCTTTCGTCTTCACCAAACGGGTTCGCCCGTCGGTGGACCTCGGGAATATACTTTCCCGGAGAGATCCGACCCGAACGGTCGGTGATAATGTTTTCATGAACCAACCGGATAGGATTGTTTGCCAGTTGCTCACCGGGAAGTTGAAAGGGTTAATGTAGGCTCCGGAGGGGCTTAGCGAGTAACTAGTGGTTTTTGTTTTAAGACCAATGAGTGGTTGCAGTGTATGCTTAAACGGCAAGTGCTGAGTAGTTAGTAGTTGGAAATACTCGGTTCTCGCGTCGCTTAAATCTCCTGCTCTTAACCGTCTCAAATGGTCGGCACCACCGGTATGTAGCTTACCGTGATGAACTCGATTACCTTGTTGCGCTATGTATCTCACGAGCCAATCCATGGGGACATGGTCACCGTGACTTCCGAAGGAGTACACCGCTAGCGCGTCGTGTATGGTGTGGTGTCTTCCTGTGTCGGGATCGATGGCGATTGC